TATCTATAAGTTATACTTATATAGTTATTAACTGTACTTATGACTACACTTATAAGTATAACTTATACACGTATAAGAACATTTAATTGTACTTATTTTTAAAACAAGCTATAATATAATCATGATATGAAATTATTCATATCATCAACAACAGCGAGACACAAAATGACTATCAAGAATGAACTCAAGGCTTGTCAAGATCAAGGCTTCAACAACAGCTTGACCAAGCAAGTGCTCAAGGCTAAAGGTTTCTCAGCTGAAGAGATTGATAAGCTGAACTTATCTAGTGATAAGAAAGTCCTTGATGAGATGGCAGTAATGAAAGCCATCATCAACTGTGGTAGCATGTCCCGTAAGGACATTGCCGCCAAGCTGGCTGCTGACGGTTTGTGTTCTGAAAAAACGGCACTTCACATCCTCAGCCTCATGAAGTTCTGCAAGGCATACCATCAGCTGATGAGTGCATAAGGACAACCTATCCCCCAAGTGAAAGCTTGGGGGCTTTTCTTTTACCATGAACTATTCTCAGGGCATTCGTCCTATTGTTTCCATATACAGTCTAAGACAAAAGTCTTAGACTTTGCCGACAGCCTAACTGTTTCCTTTTTCTTCTTCCCAAGATAGTAGTTATAGTCGGGGGCCGATTCGAAATCGAAACCTAGCTTAAATTGGCCCGTTGTAACCGACGTGGCTTTCGTAAGCTATTGATTTTTAAGGAAAAAATACCAAGAGGTAAAATAGAAAAGGAATAAGAAGTAATATAAAAAATAATATATATATTAAAATTTCTTTATTTTTCAATCATTTACCTAATTGTGACCTAGTATCGGTACCGCCTATATATCCCCCCCTCCCCTGTGGGGCTGAAATTGACCGCAGTGATTTTTTTTAAGCTATTGAAATCTAAGCATATTTCCAAACGCACACGTTTAGAATAGGGCACCTTGTTTTCTAAGCTATTGAAATCTAAAGAAAAAAACAAATGAGCTAAATCTTTCACAATGTAAAAAATCTTAAAAATCAAGTAGTTACAAAAGCGTAAACACTGTGTTTACAAAAAGCGAAAATAACCTTAAAAATCAATAACTTATCAGCCACCTAAACATCCTGTGTGTAGCTTTTCCACACCAAAAATAACCTTAAAAATCAAGCACTTAGGCTCACCCAATGCAAACCCTTGATTTTTAAAGAAAAAAACCATATTTCGACTTTGGCCCCAACTGGTATATAAGTATAACCCACTCCATCACGTAACACACTTGGGTATAAATTAAATTTATGCCTATATAGACACATTGAATTGTACAAACATAAAAAATTACAATACAATAAACTTCTAGATAAAAATAGTTTTATCTAGCAACATCAACACGAGAGACAAACACAGGGTTAGTACCATGACTGATCAAGAGCGAATTGAACAAGCATTCGAGCATCAATACAGCTTTGAGTATGATGATGCTGAACAAGCAGATATTGATCGTGTTTGCGATCGATTTGACTGTTTTGTTGCTGAATTGCTTAAGCGGTGGGACGAGTATAACTCAGGCTACTAATGGAGCAAGCTGGGCCGTTTAGGCCCAGTTAATCCTAAACATAGGTTAATCGAATATGAACATCCAAGAATTCAGCTTTCATGGTAAAGCTATCCCTGGTTACATGCAGAATGCTATGATAGGCTATATCGAGCATCACAAGCCTGTTGGTGACTTCCTTAAAGCAGTTATCTGCAACGATCTTAAAGAAGCTACTAGGTATGCAGATGATACAAACCTATGGTTGCTGCCTGTTTATGTAGCTTACTTCTACAATGAAGCGCCGGCTGGTTGCTGGGGCAGTGCCCAGAAATATGAAGAGTGGCTGTGGGTCTAGCTTACCCAAGCGAGTAGCCAACCTGCCATCTCAGACTCACCCAAGGTGATTCTGCCCTTAAGCCCTGGTACAAGTAAGCTTGCTGGCAAGCAGAACGTCCAGGGCTTTCTATTCTGCCGATACATAAGCACAGGCACAGTGCTATTGTTATCGGCAGCCCGCTGTACTTGCCTCCACCAGGTGTTTACGTTTAAGATCTCGTGGCGCTTGACTTCAATAGTCAGGCCCTCGATATCTAAGATATCTCCGCCGCCGTCTCGGGCTTGGCCCAAAGCTCTTTGAAGAGGCTCACTTTGAAGTTGCTCAGCTAACCAACGGCAAGCTTCGCGTTCACCGCCTTGACCTTTTGTTCTAGGGTTGACCATAACTCTTGGGAGGATGTTGGGGCTGAGAGTAGGGTGTACACGAGATGTGTAGAAGATACCTTCTGCGATTGCTAGTTTTGGCCGTCTTTTACTAACACACGCTTGGCTAAGCGGTAGAACTCTGCAGTTACCTTGTACTTGACTCGGCGCTGCCCATGATTATCTTTAGTATTTGCGGATGCCCTAGAGTGTACGTCAGCGTACTGAATGATGCCTTCATTTCGCATATATTCTAAGACTATTCTAGCACCACTCTTGGGGGAACCGTAGGTTGAGTCGAGCCCGATGTTTTTGATAGCCGGTATCCTTTCAGCTAACTGTTTAAACGGACTTTCAGTGAAAATACCTTGATTGCGTAGCTCTGGCTTGATATGAAGATTTGGGCCTTTGTATTGATTGATAAGTAGCTTATGAATAGCTATTACTGCTTCAGTTACTGCAGTGTCAATATGATTAGTGGCATTTACAATTGGGTTGGCATTGAACTGCTCATAGTCAAAGAATTTAGTGGTCCAATCCCACTGTTCTTTGGTAATGTGTTTGTTACCTTCTAATGCTGATATAACAGCCGCAGTTTTTAACACTTTGTGCGCAGCCCGTGTGTACATTACAGCAGCGTTAGGATTTACTTCACGTAGCTCATTGAACTTATCTGTGCACCATTCAGCATATTCAGGGAATTGCTCTGGTATTGGAATGTTTATCACATCTGGCGGCATTGAGTTCTGCACTGTATAGCAATCTTGCAATAAGTCTTTAATACGGTTAGCACACCTTGGGGATAGCGATAGCTGATGAGGATTTGGATTATTAAATGGCTTTGGGCCTGTCAGCTCAAATATCCACATACGCGGCAGCTCACCAGTATCAATTGAATCGCGCTTTTTAAGCTCTGCTTTCAATGTGATAGGTGTTGCTTCATTTAAAATAGTCAATGCTGGTGACCGCACTGTTTGAATAGTATCCTGCGCACTAGAATATCGCTCAGTACCAATAAGCTCATATTGACCACTACTAGTGTATGCTTGCAATATGATACGTGTTAACCCATCACCGTCGCCTGAGTTAGATCTGTACAGCAATCCTGCTTCTGTCATAACGCAGAGCATGCTAGGCCTGGTTTGTAGCTCTGCTAACAATGCTTTAGGGCCAGTAAAGTTCTGGGGCCCAAGAAAGCTCAATCCGTTAGTACCAAGCATTGCTTTATCCATTAGCACGCGCTGGCAAAACTTACGCATTGAGTCTTTACCAGCACCAGTCTCCATCATGACTGTAAAGTACAAATTAAGACCACTAGCACTTATGTTATATCGCCTACCGGCAATGCCAGCAATCAAAGCAAGTGATGTGACAATAGCAGCAGTCTTATTTGGCACTACAAAGAAGTCATTAGCCGCTTGTGCTAACTCTCCCATTAAACCAGGAGGCCAAGGTAATGTACTGTCTACGTCTACCTTTTCCCCAAGCTCTGATAGTAGCTCAGCGCGTAACCGTTTAACATTATCTTCATCATTGTCTTCTTCTTCTGAAAGCTTAGCGTATGTAGCACGCAGCATACCATCAAGGTCAGCTAACGCTTTCTGTTTACGCTCTTCATCAGGGCAGCTATTGATTAACCCAAGGCAGATAACCTTATTGAATTCTGAATCAAAACCTTTGTTAGCGTTTATCATCATAATAGCACGCAGCGGTGAATGCAAATGCTCACCTTTAAGTATCTGCGCTGTGTACTCAGCTAGCGTGCCATAAGACTGTGGAGGCGGGGCCAATTCGGTCTCAGTTTTGAGGTCTGCTATTATCTGAGTTAATGATTGCTTAGGCCCAGGTATAGCGCCAAATTCACGCGCTAGCCACTCAAATTCGTAGCGTTCTTTTTTGATGCTAATTAGCTTAACAGCCGCATCTCTTTTATTGTTTATGAAGCCGGGCAAGCGCAGTACTCTAGTAATATCTTTGGCCCCAGGGTCAGAGTCATACGCTGAGACCATGTGATCTTGCAGCAGTTGCCAGCCTTTAAAATCTTTTTCTTTATAGTTAAACAACCAATAACGATGGTAATGACCAGGGCTAGTCTCTACTACAATGTTAGGCTCCACCTTGGGGATGTTGGCGGTAGCCACATCGTCTTCTTGCCAAACGGCACGCGCGCTACTAATGTCACACTTCTTACGTCGATTGCCAATAGTTTTGTTGACAGTAACAAAGATGCCAGCGCCTAGCTTATTAAGCGACGCTAGCCGTTCTTCGTGTTGTTCAAACGTACCGTAAAATGTACGTATTAAATTTTTATCCCCACGTGACTTAACATCATCAAACGTCTGGAATAAAAAGGTATCCGTTTCTGAGTCTAGTGTCTGCAGAAAAGTAATTGCTTCAGTATTCACAATGCTGCTACCTTTTGTTCCGCCAGTTTCTTTTCAATTTTTCGAATCAACCGATTTTCAGTTAATCTTTCATTCATGCACTTTCGACACTTTGCTGTGGTGCCCCAAATACCACCTGCCTTCAAACGCGGAACAAAATATTTTGGAGTGTCGGGTAGCTCTCGCTGGCATGTATTACAGATCTTTAACATGGGTACTCCCCAAAGTTGACTTGAAAAATAATTATAACACCTTTTCTGTTCGAACTAAAATTCAAATTTTCTATGTGTCTATAGAATAATTTTATGGCTATAAATAATTTTTATACCTATATAAAAAAATTTAGCTTTACTTTTTATTTTGCATTGCGTATAATATATTTACACAATAACTGAGGCAGCCACATGAAAAAATATAGTGTACTTTTACTCGTAGACGTGTCTGAAACTATAAGTGCTTCTTTTACAATATCAGACGTTCCTGCAAACACGCCAGTAACAGCAGTACACGTTGCTGTAAAACAAATTCTTTCGCTTCCATCTCTAAATGAAGCTAACATAACCATTGCTGAAATTGTACAACAGCGACCAGCAAAAAAGGAGCTACACTAGTGTCTACTAACCTGCAACCTGCTTCTAATGATAAAGTGCCTGGCCAAACCCAGCTACTAGCAAGTAACTTTGAAAGCAGCTGGCGTAAAAAGCTACTAAACTCTAATGCTAAAAGCCGTGAATGGTTGTATAGGCACGCAAGTGAAATCTATGATTTTAAAGAAGAATGCAAGCGTGTAGAGTTTGAGCTACCTGGCAGCCTTGCTATGTACTTTAATTCTAAAATTGAAGAATGGCTCGGCTACAGCCCAGAAAATGCTCAACAATGGGTACGTGTTGGCAAATTTGTGCATGAAGTAACTGAAGGCAAACGGGCTGTTGACAAAAGCATCATTGAGCGTATGCCTATATCTTACTCTGCCGTGCTTGAATTTTCAACGCTCAGCGATGAAGAGTTAACTCGTGCCGACAATGAAAAACTCATACATCCTGAAGTTACGGTTGCTGACATCAAAGAGTACAAAGTAGCTCTCAAAGAAGAAGCAAAGCAGTTAGAACACAAGCAACAGCGTGCTGCTAAAGAATTCTCTGATGAAGCAGAAGAATATAGCTTAATGTTCAAGTACGCTGAAAACATCCCAAGTTGGATTGTTGAGCAGCTTGAAGAAATGGCGCTTGAATTTGGCCATGAAGTTGTGCTTAAAGCAGCACCGCACAAATTCCCAAGTGAGTTGCCAAACGGCCAGCTTACTGAGATTATATGCGAGCACAAAGCCGGCCAATGGCAAATGACTGAGTTATTAGGCGATGGGCTAAAAGCTAAAAAGCCAACGCCTAAAACGGAAAAGCCCCGCGAGCCAGAAATTGATCCTAAGTTTATTGAAGCTCTATCCACCTTGGGTATTAACTTCAATAAAACATACATAGAATCCTGGGCGCTTGCAGCGCTCATGAAAGCAGCCAAGCAAATCTACCACCCAGATAAACTTGGCAATGATGAAATTTTCAAGCAATTGCCTAAGCTTGAAAAGTTCCTGAGTAAGTGAGCCCTAGGAGCACCATAGAAATATTTTATGACTTCATAGAAAATTTCTAGCTCCTTTTTTGTAAAACTGTGCTATAATTAAAGCACATTCAACGTGAGGAAATAAGATGTCTGAGCAAATCACTGAACTGTTTAACGCGTGTGTTGAGCAAGGTCTTGACAAAGACGCTACAATCATGAAGCTAGCCACTGAAGGCGGCCTCAACGTTACACAAGCTGTTCGTGAATACTTGAAGCTGGCAAAGTCTGCCGGGCTGGTGCTGCCAGCTAAAGAGCGCACTGAAAAAGTCAACGAGCTGCTTGCTGAAAACGACGTCACTGATGCTGATGTGCGTAAGGAACTGATTGTTCGGATCAGTGAAGAGTTTGACATCAGCGAAGCTACTGCTGCTGCACACATTCGTAAGTACGCCGAAGAAAACGGAATTGAACTGCCTTCTCAGCAACGTACCAGCCTGGAAGACATGGTTCAGTTCGTCAAAGACCAGCTTGACGACAACAAGGCACGCGCTGACATTGTTACTGCATTGCAGCATGAAATGGGCTATACGGCCAATTCTGCGTCAAGCGCATACTCTCGTGCTACTCGTGAGCTTGGTATCAGCGCAGGGCGTAAAGGCACAACTGTGCCGCTTGAGCAGACTGTTGCGTTTATTCGTGAGCGTCAAAACATGCCGCGTAAAGACTTGACAGCCGCAATGGTTGAAGAGCTTGGCTACGCCGAAAGCACCGCCAATAGCTTCTTGACTTACGTCAACTTTGCTAAGGAATGGGCAAAGCAAGAAAACGCAGCATAATCTAATAATGGGGGTCTCTGGTGAGATGGCCGCTAACACAAGCGAGTAGCTAACACAAGCGGTTGGGGTAAGTTCGATTCTACCGCCCCTACCTAACAGCGCTGTAGCCGCTGCCTATTCTTTTAGTAGAATCTGCATACCGGAACGGCTACAGCGCCCCTTTTTTCTGACAGTTCGGAGAGACGAACCAAAATGAACCAACCTATATTTGACCTGTGGATTGAAGCAAAACGTCAGCTAGACTTCTATAAGAAAATAGAGCTAGCGCATAGAGCGTTAATAACAACAGCTGTGCTTGCTGGCCAGCTACGTGGCTCTAAAACCACCTACTTTGCTGGACACAAAGTTACCGCTACTGCACGGCTTAACTACAAAATTGATGAGGCCGAGCTGTCTATCAATTGGAAAGACTTGACACCTGAAGAAAAAGCTTGTATTGAGTATAAGCCACGCCTTAAAGAAACGCTATACCATAAGTTGCCCGACAACTCAATACTTAAAAAAGCAGTTGTCACAGTGACACCTGGCACAGCCGGTCTTGAGGTGAAAGAATGACTGTTAATATCACGTCTACAAAACGCGATACTCACTATGTCAAGTTTGCAGTATACGGCCAAGCAGGCGTAGGTAAAACAGTGCTGTGTTCCACAGCCCCCAAGCCTATTATCCTGTCAGCTGAAGCTGGGCTACTCTCTTTGGCGAATACTGATATACCTGTCATTGAGATCAAGTCATTAGCTGACCTCCAAGAAGCCTACGGCTATCTAAAAGCGTCTAACACATACGAAACTGTGTGTCTTGATTCTATCTCAGACATCGCGGAGCAAGTGCTTGACGCTAAAATGAATACGCTTGAAGAAAAAGCACGTGAAACTGGCAAAAGCATTGACCCAAGGCAGGGGTACGGTGGAATGGCAACGGAAATGCTAAAACTTACTCGTGCTTTCCGCTTATTGGACTGTCATATCGTATTCACGGCAAAACAAGGAATGGTGACTGATGCGATAGCAAATACTCTTCGCTTCGGGCCTATGCTTCCAGGGCAAGTATTTACGCAGAACATGCCCTACCTTGTCGATATAGTTGCGGCAATGCGAGTGGCTAAAGACGGCGAACGGTACTTGCAAACGCAACCAGATCTTCAGTATATGGCAAAAGATCGTTCTGGTAAGCTTGATAAAGCTGAAAAACCAGATCTAACAGCAATAATTAAAAAGGTAACCAACAGTGATTACGCAAAGTAAGCTGAAAAAGCTACTCCACTACAACCCAGATACGGGGGATTTTACCTGGAAAATAACTTCTGGTAGAGCTTTTAAAGGCAATATTGCTGGTTGTTACGGCCCAAAAGGGTATACACAAATAAGAATAAACATGCAAAACTATAGAGCGCATCGGTTAGCTTTCCTTTATATGGAAGGCTACATGCCAAAAGAAGTTGAACATCTAAATCATTGTGTAAATGATAATAGATGGGAAAACTTAGCTGCTACGGATAGCACTAAAAATGCCATAAATCGTCCAAAGCGTGTGGACAATAAAACTGGCATTACTGGTGTAGGTCAGCATCGAGATGGAAGAAGATGGACTGCTTACATTGCCCTACGAGGCAAACAAACCCACTTCGGGATCTTCACAGACTTCTTTGAAGCCTGTTGTACCCGCAAATCCGCAGAAAACACCTACTTCAATCCGGAGATTTAAAAATGGCAAGTCTTAACAACTTCAACGCTGCAGAAGTCTCTCCTGGTAATGACTTTGAGCCTATTCCTGCAGGCCGGTATAACGTCATTATCACTGACTCAGAAATGGTGACTACCAAAGCTGGTGATGGCGAGTACTTGAAGCTGACTTTCAAAGTCCTTGAAGGCGATCATGTTGGCCGCTTGATTTGGACTAACCTCAACTTAGATAACCCAAACCCCAAGGCGGTTGAGATTGCTCAACGTGAACTGTCTGCTATCTGTCGTGCAGTTGATGTTATGACGCCTGAAGACTCTACTGAATTGCACGGTATTCCGCTTAGCGGCATGGTCAAAATTCGTAAAGGCACTGACGGCTACGCCGATCAGAACACCATCAGTGGATTCAAAGAGCCTGTTGAAGAAGGCGATAACTCTGCACCCTGGGCCTAAGTAACACTTGCGCCAAGGATGGTGCTCATCATGTAGGTATACACAATGTGTGTAGAAGATGCCTTCTTCAACTACTTGCTAATTGCAATTGCTATAGCAGTAGCGTTTAACTGGCTAATAAACTTTTTTGGGTTATATTGCCATTACAAAGAAACTATGCGTATTGCTAGTTATAGTAGAAAGGAAAATAAAGATAAGCAAGACCCTTATATTAAAGTCTGAATGGGAAATGGGCTCTTACATTGAAAAATCTTGCCCAAATTGTGGCAGACAACGAGTATGTAAATGCACTAATGGTAAACATAGATGTGAAAAGTGTAACTGGGTCATAGAAAATAATGATTATTGTATAGAACCATTAGATGTATTTTAAAAGAGTAAAAATAAAATGAGCAAGATACCTATTGCTGATCCAGTTAATTTCGCTATTGAAAACAGACGTATAGCCTGTGAATCTCGTGGCTATCTTGGCATGTCCCAGCTAGGCCACTCATGTCTTAGGAATCTATATTATGCCCACAACCAAGCACCACAGCAAGCTGTATCCCCAAGGACTATGCGCATCTGGGACAGAGGCAATTGGGAAGAAGCCAGAATCATTGAAGACTTACAAAACATTGGGTGCAACGTCCATGGAACACAGCAAGCCATCTCCATCTTGGGAGGTCTTATCCGAGGCCATGCAGATGGCGTGGTTACAAACGTGCCAACAAGAGAGGATAAGACGTTACTTCTTGAAATTAAAACAATGGCCGAAAGCAGCTGGAAAAAATATGCCAAAGATGGAGTTAAAAAAGTAAACTTTCAGTATTATACTCAGTGTGCTTTATACAGTAAACACCTTAGTTTAGATGGCACACTGTTTGTTGGTGTTAACAAAAACACTGAAGAGCGTAAATTTGAGTTTTTAGACAGAGATGATAAAGTGGCAGACGCTGCTATTGATAAAGGCATGCTTGTAATAGCCGCAGAAGAGCCGCCGCCAAAAATAGGTGGGCCTGACTACTGGGTATGCAAGTGGTGTGCATACAACGAGATTTGTCATGTATAGGCCTTACCAAAAGCAAGCTATCGAGTCTGTCTTTGACTACTTTAAAGCTAACCCAAGTGGTCATCCTTTAATCTGCGCGCCTACTGGCTCAGGTAAGTCCCATATTCTTGCAGGTATTTGTGCAGAAACACTAGCGCGCTACCCCAAAGAAAGTATCCTTGTGGTAACTCATACACGTGAGATTATTGCACAGAATGCTAAAGCAATACGTAAATATGTACCCTACGATAAAGTTGGAGTCTATAGTGTTGGCCTAAAGCATAAAGAAATAAAGCAGTTCACGGTTGCTGGCATTCAGTCTATCCACAAAAAAGCTGAGCTGTTTTCACATGTAAAGCTTATTATTGTAGACGAGGCGCACTTAATACCACCTACAGGTGAAGGCCGCTATTTGACATTTTTTAAAGATATGCCGCAGGCCCGCATTCTTGGGCTAACGGCAACGCCGTTTAGACGAGCACACGGGTTACTAACTGAAAATCATATCTTTGACAAAGTAATCTACGACATACCAATCCGAACGTTAATAAAGCAAAAGCACTTAGTACCGTTGTCTTCTAAAACAACAGACTTTGCTATGGATACAAGTAACTTAAAAGTTATAGCTGGAGACTACAGCAAAGCTGATTTGTCTAATAGGCTAGATAGACAAGATGTTACTACTGCTATCGTGCAAGAGCTAGTTGCCTTTAAAGAAAAATACAAAGCATGGTTAGTATTTGCTATTGATATCGAGCACTGTGAGCATATAACAAAACAATTAAACGCTGTAGATATCTCTGCCGCAGCAGTGCACTCAAAGTTAGATTTTGATAGAAAGCATTTGCTAGACTTATTTAAAAGTAGCAAGCTACAAGCTATAGTTTCTGTTGAAACATTAACAACTGGCTTTGATGCGCCTAACGTAGATTTGATTGTTTTGTTGCGGCCAACGCAGTCTCCAGTTTTACACGTGCAAATGCTAGGACGGGGCATGCGCCCACATATTGGTAAAGACCGTTGCATGGTGTTAGACTTTGCAGGTAACGTTGAAAGGCTTGGCCCCGTAGATCAGGTAGAGATACCGCTTGGGAAAAAGAAAAAGAAAGGTAAAGGCAAAGCGGTTACAAAAGTATGCCCTGATTGTAATGAAATTGTGCATGCCAGCCATATGATATGCCCAAGTTGCGGGTATAAATTCCCCAAGAAAGTTAATTTAGTAGGTGTAGCAAGTAACGCTCCTGTAATGTCGGGAGATAAAGTAGAAGCTAAAGTAGTTAAACGTATAGTTACTGATGTAAGTTACTCAAAGCATAGAAAAGCAGGAAAGCCTCCATCATTAAAAGTAACTTACCGAACTAATAGCTTTCAATTCTTTTCCGAGTGGGTTGCTCTTGAACACGAAGGATACCCAAGTGTTCGGGCTGCTAAATGGTGGAAAGCACGCTCACTTATGACTGTTCCTACTACGGTAGACGAGGCCCTAACACGAACAACAGAATTACGCGCTCCAAAAGCAATCTCCATCCTGGTAACAGGTAAATTCCCTGAAATTGTGGCATACCACTATGAAAATGACAAAATACCTAACAGACCAGCGTAGCCTACAAGCTATCTTAGGTAACCCTATGGGTACGGGTACAGACGCTGTAAAAGAAAACATTCTCGCACTGTTTTCAGAAGTAACGGAAGTATTAAACGAGCTAAACTGGAAGCCGTGGAGGCACGCAACAGATCATGATGTATCAAGAGAAGATATTGTTGAAGAAATGGTAGACGTATTTATGTTCTACTGCAATATTCTAAATGAGCTTGAGGTCAGTGAATCTGAGTTTGATGCTGTTTGGGATCGTAAGCGCCACATCGTAATCAAGAGGAATCGAAATGGCTACTGAAGACATCTTGGCAGAACGTCAAAAAACACATGGTGATTTTGCAACACATGCACATATAGCTCAGGCTTTAAAAGATGCAGCTTTTATACGTGGAAAAGATACGCTGTCTTTTACACAACGTGAAGCACTTGAAATGATACTGCATAAAATTGCGCGTATTGTTAATGGTGATCCTAACCACAAAGATCATTGGGATGACATTGCAGGCTATGCAACACTTGCTGCCAGAGAGCTAAATAAAAATGCTTAACTATCAAGAGTTATTACTAAAAATACTGACACACGGTAACCGTCGTGAAACTCGCGCTGGCCCAACTATATCTATTTTTAGTGAGATGCTAAAGTTTGAGCTACGCCATGGCTTTCCTGCAGTCACCTGTAAGTACTTGCCTTTCAAGTCAGTAGCTGGCGAACTTGCAGGCTTTCTTCGCATGGAAGAAGACGCCAGTAAGATGGGCTCTGGTATTTGGCTAGCCGACGCTGAGCGATGGGGCGGCCCTGGTAATAAGCATATGGGCAGAAGCTACGGCCATATGTGGAGAGACTGGAACGGCACAAGAGACCAGCTAGCAAACGTAGTAGACAAAATAAAGCATACGCCTACAGATAGACGGTTAGTAGTAACTGCTTGGAACCCAAGTGAAGTACCTACTATGATACTGCCGCCATGTCACTATGCTTTTCAGTTCTATGTGGATGATAGTAGACTATCTTGTATGTTCCATATGAGGTCAGTTGACTGCGTGCTAGGCTTGCCGTTTGATATTGCAAGTTATGCACTGCTTACGCATATTATTGCACAGCAATGCAAGTTAGGTGTAGGCAAGCTAACAGCAACACTTGGAGATACACATATTTATACAAATCATATAAAAGTAGTAGAAACAAAAATCTTGCCACGTGTGCCGCTTGAACCTCCAAAGCTGGGGTTAGATAGCTACGCAACTATAGATAACTTTACGGCTGATATGGCAAAGTTAGAAAACTATAGCCATTGGGGCCCAGTCAAGGCAACTCTCAATGTGGGATGAACGCTATATCCAAATGGCTTGCTTAGTTGCAAGCTGGTCTAAAGACCCAGACAGACAAGTCGGTTGTGTACTTACAGATGAATACAATCGAGTAGTCGCTACTGGGTATAATGGCCTCCCAAGAGGCATAGACATAGATAGACTGCAAGTAGAAGATAAGCTTGCTATAACTATCCATGCTGAGCTAAACGCTTTGCTGGCTATAAAAGGACAAGCAGTCAGCGCCTATGTCTGGCCTTACTTTCCCTGCGCCACCTGCGCCGCTGCGCTAGCACAACATGGTGTTTGCAGAATTATATCCAAGCGCATGCCTCAAAATGAACGATGGCGTTTTGACCTAACAGAATACATCTGTAAGGAGAAAGAAATCGAGTTGATTGAGCTTCCATAACTTGAGGTACTTATACCATGCCAGCAAACAAAGAAAAAGAACAGTTATTAAGTCATGCTTTTTTGCTCAAAAAGGTATACTATGACCCTAAAAGCAGAAGAACTGCAGAAGCTAGGTAATGAACAACTTTCCTAACTTAAGCGGTGCTAAGTTAATTGGGTATGACCTAGAAACCTTTGACCCATACTTAATGGAAGATGGGCCGGGCTGGGCTAGAGGCGTAGGCTACGTGCTAGGCGTATCTCTTGCTGTAGACCGTAATCACAGCTGGTATATACCTGTAGGCGAACGCCCTGATCCCCAAGTGATTGCCTACTTAAATGACACCTTAGGCACAGAAATTCCCAAGACTGGGGCCAACCTCCAGTATGATATGGGGTGGCTAAGCGAAATAGGTGTTTGGCCCAAAGGCTTGCAAATGGACGTGCAATTTGCCGAGCCTCTTCTAGACGATGTTATGCTAGATGAGTATGGTAAACGTCGGTCTTTTTCTCTTGATGCACTGGCAATGCACTACTTGGGGAGAAAAAAGGAAAAATCTGAAATTGAGGCCTACTGCCAAGGCAAGTGGCCTTACGCCAAGGATTTTAGAGAAAATCTTTGGAGATGTCCGCCTGAGCTAGTAGCTGAATATGCAAAAGCTGACGCATGGCTACCCATTGAAATTATTAAGCAGCAATGGCTAGCATTACAGCGTGAAGAGCTAACAGAGCTGTTTAAGCTAGAGTGTAGGCTACTGCCGCTGCTTGTTAAAATGCGGCGTAGAGGTATGCCTATCAATGAAACTAGAGCGCTAGAAGCGCGCGAAGAAATGCTGCTTATAGAGCGGCTAACTACAAAAATGATTTCTGATGAAGTAGGTTTTAAAGTCAATGTTAATTCATCAAAAGACTTGGCAAGAGTATTTGACGCGTATAAAGTACCGTACGCTAAAACTGCTAAAGGAAACCCTAGTTTTACTGCTGATAGTCTGTCTGTTTGTAGTCACCCTATCGCTAGAAGCATCCTTGATTTGCGCAAAACTATAAAGGCACGCAGCACCTTTATTGAAAATGCTATTCTTGGAAAATCAATAAACGGTAAGGTATACCCATCACTACACCCACTTCGCACAGATGAAGGCGGCACTATTTCAGGTCGCTTTAGTTGCTCTCAGCCTAACGGCCAACAAATCCCCAAGAGAGATACTGAGCGCGCCCCGCTAATCCGAGGCATGTTCTGCCCGGAAGAAGGCTACCCCTCTTGGGCCTGTATGGACCTTAGCCAAATTGAGTATAGGTTCTTTGCCCATTATTCTGGCGACCTAGAGCTAATAGCAGCCTACGCAGACCCAAATACTGATTATCACTCAGTTGTCAGTGATATTTTAGGTGGGCAGCTACCCCGAGGAGTAGTCAAAAACTTTAACTTTATGATGCTGTATGGTGGTGGTAAGGCAAAGCTAGCGGCAATGCTCAGAAGTCAGTTAACCCCTGAAGAAGCGGAGAATTTATACAATGCCCTTTAACGCTTATACCCCAAAAGAATAGGAGAAAACTTTCGTGGCTGACATCTATGACAAACTTGCAGTAAAAATTCTTGCCCATTATGACAAGCAATTTCCTGCTGCAAAGAAAACAATGCAAGCTAGTATACATGAAGCGAGCATGCCACCGCATGAGCTTACTACCATCTTGGGTAGAAAATCTCGTTTTGTAATGTGGGAAAAAAATGTGCCTGGGGGTGCTAGCCGTGATGGGGTTTTTCCGCTAGCAATAGCCCAGGCAAAATGGGGAGGAAATATCAGAGTAGCAAATACTTATAAGGCTATCAACCGTAGGCTTCAAGGCAGTGCTGCTGACCTAATGAAGAAAGCAATGGTTGATGCTTATGAGTCAGGTATCTTTGATAAGATTGGTTATCCTCATATCACCGTGCACGATGAGTTAGACTTTAGCTATAGCCCAGATTTGCATGCTGGCTTTTTAGAGCTTATTAACTGTGTTGAAAATTGCCTTAAGCTCAAGGTGCCTATAAAAATGGGGCTAGACATAGGTCCTGACTGGGGCCACGTCAGTCCAGTAGACCTTGGCTAAAGTCATAGCCAGTAATTGCAGCGCCGCCTCCTAACAATCCCATTGCATCGACTCCAGCATTGTTTCTTCTAACGTTAGAGCGCAAATATTTTTCAATAGGTGCCGCTCTAATGCCAGGCAAATCTTTTGTTAGGTCAGAAAAGATACCTGCTGTAGTTGTGCGATGTTTTGGGTTAATCACATTAGCAAAGCGCTGCGACATAGCTAAGCTAGACTCAAAAGAATTTCGCTGCATGTCTAAAAAGCGTGCAGAATCAAAAAGATCCCTTCGCCTGTTTACATAGCTCAGCTTTCTACCCCGAGCTCTGTCAAACATTCCAAGCACTGCCTTAGGGCTTACTTTCCCCTCAGTAGTAAGACTTCGATCATTTTCGATCAAGTCAATAAGTAGTGCTTGCTGCTCTCTTGTCTGCTGCCATTCTTTTCTAGCAGTTTTACCCAAGCCTTTTTCCACGGCACCTTGTATATCATCATACAAGCGCTGGTATTGCCTGCCTAAAAACTCATCACCATTCGGGTGCGTGTAGTGCCACGTCATTCTTTTAGACAAGTCTTTTACTAGCGTACGAGTCTTATTCCCAAGAGCTCTTTGCGCGTATGCAGACTTAGGCGCACCAGCTCCAACAAGACCTTCGTACCTAGCAACAAAGTTCTTTAGCTCTTGCGGTGGTGGATTGCCAGTACTTTGCTCATAAGAATTAACAACCTGTCTGCCACGTAACTCTGGGTTAATAGTAAACCCAAGTTCTATATCCTCATAAAACTTATTAAGATTGTCTGTTAACTCGCTATTGCGCCGCTGTAGTGTATCAACGTCAAGTGACGTAGTAGTCTTAGGTAACCCTATAGCATCTGCTACTTCAGAATTAAACCTGTCTTGATTATGGTCTAGTCTATTCTGAATTCTTTGGGCTGTGCCTGGAGCCTTACGCAAAGCTTCGTCTAACTGGCGTTCTTGTCGTCTTGCTGACTGAAGACCTGGGTTGGCCCAGTAGCCTTTCTGTTGCTGCTTTTTGATAAGATCAACTGTTGCTTCTGGTTGTAAGCTTTCTCGCCCAAATAACATACCTCCTGCCATTTGCCCAAGCTTGGCTCCACCTGCCCCAAGTGCTGCCCCAGTCAAAGCACTCTGCTCTGGGTCTAGTGCACCATACGTGCCACCAGCTGCGGCTGCTGCAGCAACTGGCGCTTGATCCTTAAGTGTTTGACGCAGAGCTGTACGCTCAAATGAATTGCCTGGTAGCATCTTGTTAATTAGCTTACCACCAGGAATCTTAGAGTAAGCGTACTCTAGCGCCACAGCTGGAACCATCCCACCTACAAACTTACCTGCTGTTGCTGATTTAGGGTCAAGCTCTTTACGCCTGGCTAGCTCCGCCTCAACAATAGGGTTAGACCCAAAGTTCATACCGCTAGCCGCCCCAGTAGCAAAAGCCATGCCAGGGTTGCTAGCTTGATTTGGTATCGGCGTACTAGTTTCTGGAATAGGCCGGCCAAAAGCAGCCGGGTCTACACCCATATCTGTGAAAGCTTGAGTATTGAAAGGTTCTGGTGCGGCAGCTGTTGGCACATCTGGGGGTACTTGGGCTAGCAGCTTACTACCTAATGATAATGCCGTAGCACCTTCTCCTTGGCCCAGCATTTCGTCTAGCGTAGCTGTAACTTGCCCAGCCAGTTCAGGGCGGTTCTTAACTAGTTGCGCAAACTCTAGTAACTCTTGTTGATTCATGGCAATGTAATTCCAAGCTTAGCTGCAATAGCCCGCTCTTCTGCAGTATACCCACCAGGTGTCGCAACAGGTGAGGTAGCAGCATCAGGAGTTTCAGTCCGCCCACGCATTTCGTTTTGCGTGCCTTCAAGTTGATTTAGAAAGTCTCTAGTACTTTTTAACTTGTATTCAAGTACCGCTGGTGGATCGCCAGGTCTTGGCAAAAATTCTTGGAAGCTTTCTTTCTGATCTATGGGTACATCCGCACCGCTGATGTAAGCACTAATAAGCGCAGTTTGTCTTGCCATTTCTACAAGAGCGCCTGCAGTGTTTTCGTCAACCTCGTAGCCAAAACGCCTAGCTACTTCTCTAGCGGCAGCTCCAGTCAAGTTAGGCTTTGCCATAAGCTCACTTACAACACCGCCTAGGTCTGTAATGTTAGCGCCGGCTGCAGATAATGATTCAATTTTATCTAGTGCTTGCCTGGCCCCAACAAGCGAGCTAATTTTACCAGCTTCACCTTCCGTAGGCGTTATAGTTCCTGTTGGCACTTTAACAGTAGTACCAGTAGGGGAACGCTCATCTGGGTAGATATAGCCCTTAGACAAATCTTTAGGATTAACCGGGGCCATTGCGCCCTCAGGCAACGGTACTGGGTTTTCACCGCCAATATTAACTTGTGTAGATGGCTTATACAAATACTGCATAATAGCAGCGCTGTACGCAGGCGTGCCGGGCACTAAGCCTGCTGACTGCAACTGACGCTCAAGCGCAGTTGGCTCAGCTATTCTATTAGTTTTGGCATTCATTAACTCGCGTTCGTACTTCATTTTTGTTGCGAGTAGCCCTCCTTGTTGTATACCTCGTGCAATACCACCTAGTCCAGGTTGGTCGATATTACTTAGTACCCCAAGGCCCATCTGCAGCCAGGGATTTTCAAGAGCTGAAGGTTGCATACCACCACCTTGGGAAGTAACTTGTTGCTGTTGTGGCATAGCCTTGTTCGGTAGCGAGTACGGGTCCACGGCGGGGCCACCGCCTTCAATCCCCGCGGTGCGGGGGTCAACACCAGCCCTTCGGTAGACTTGCTGGGCGTACTCGGAACTACTCGGCATGTCGGGCATCCCCGGCACCGTGCCCTTGCCAAAGTAGCCTTCGACCCCACGCTCATTCAGGTGATCAAGATACCAATCAACCTGCCCCTCAAAGGTGCCGGGTATGTCGCCATGAAAGGACATGATCTGGAAAGGACCAC